GCAGGGAAGCCGAAGGATACGCGCACCGAGGCGCAGCGCGAAGCGTTGAAACGCTATGTGGAGGACTTCCACGCGCGGTTCCCGCAGATCCATATCGTGGGGCATCATGAATTGAATCCCGGCAAAGCATGTCCGAGTTTCGATGTTCCAACTTGGCTGCGCTCGATAGGCATCCGACAAGTTTAACGATAAAAACCAACGACAATGGCAGAGACTATATTCCAAATCCTGCAATGGGCAATCCCTTCGGGCGGTATCGGTGCTGCCATTGCCTGGATTGCGAACCGCCGCTTAAGGACGGTGGAAGAAAAGAAGAAAGTGGAAGACACCTACAAGCAGATGTACGATATGGTGAGTGCTGAACTTGTGGGGCTTCATAAACAAAACCGCATCAATTATGAGAAAATGGAAGAACTCCGCGGCGAGAACGACAAGACACGCCGTGCCCTCAACCGCCTCTCGCGGGCTATCGAGGCTATCCAGCTCTGTCCTCATCGTGCTGCTTGCCCTGTCAGCGGTGAGCTGTCGCTCAGTGAAGACAGCGACAAGGGAAAGCCGCACAGAACACGTCAGCGCAGTGAAGGAAGCCGAACGGCAGACGAACATCCTCAAGCGGTGGCAGCAGCGGGTGACGGTGCCCGAGTCACGGGTGACGCTAAGCGTAGCTGAAGACAGTCTTGCCCTCCTGCCCGCAGGTGCAGGCTACACGGCTCGCCGGGGACAGGCGCATGTGAAAGTGAGCCGACGGCCCACGACCGACAAAGGAAGCCCTGCACGGATTATCATCGAAGCCGGATGCGACAGTCTTGAGGTGCAGTGTGCACGCTACGAGCAACGCATCGAAGAGATACAGGCGCAGCTGTCAGCTGCAGAGCAGGTGATGACTACGCAGAAAGAGGTAATCAAGACGCAGCAGCCCTGGAGTTTGAAAAGATTATTCACCGCCTTTATCGTCGGGTTGGCGGCCGGCATAGTATTAACAATTTTAATAAGGAAAAAGATATGGCAAAAAGTGTTTTAGACGGAACTAACCTCATTCTAAGCGTTGGTGGCAAGGCCCTCGGTTTCTCAACGGGCTGCAAGGTCAGTACATCTACGGAAACCGGTGAGCGCGTGACCAAGGAAGCTGCAAGCGGCAAGTGGAAGGAAAAGTATGTAAAGAGCTTTTCGGAGAGCATCTCCGCCGACGGCTGTGTGCTCACGGACGGTGATACGGATACCCCAACCTACGATCAGCTGAAGGACATGATGCTTGCAGGTGAGCCTGTTGATGGCGCTTACAACCTTCGTGACGGTGATAAGCGCACGGGAAAGGCAGCAGGCGGCTACAAGGGTAAGTATATCATAACTTCGTTGGAACTTGACGCTCAGGCCGGCGATGATGCAAAGTACAGCGTGAACCTGGAGAACTGCGGTAAGGTGGAGAAGCAGACGACTGGCCTGAGCGAAGCTGCAAAAGCAGGTGGTGCAGGTCATTAATCATTCAATCAGGAAGCTATGAAGAAACAGATTCTGAAACTGACGGTCGGCGGCAAGGAATACCCCTGCCGCGTGACCATGGGCGCGATGATGCGTTTCAAGCACATGGCGGGTAAGGATGTGAGTGAGCTCAAGCAGACCGACATCCGCGAACTCGTACAGTTCATCTACTGCTGCGTGCAGAGTGCATGCAAGGCTGACGATGTGACCTTCGAAATGGACTTCGAGACATTTGCAGACTCCCTGGAACCCGACAGCCTGAATACTTTCTATGCCCAGGTGGGCGATGCCGAAAAAAAAACGACGGTGAAACCCCTGCCGTAGGCATTGAGGAACTGCAAGGAATAGCGTTGGGGTGCATGGGAATGAGTCTGGATGACTTCTGCCGGTGCACCCCTTCGGAGTTTCAGGCAGCCTGGCAGTCTTGGCATGAATGGCACGAGAATGAGCAGCACGGCGAGTGGGAACGCTTGCGCATGGCATGCCTCTGCATGCTGCAGCCTTATTCAAAGCATACGCTTTCGGCTGAAGACGTGATGCGGTTCCCCTGGGAGGAAGATACGAAAGGAAAGGAACGGGAAGATGTGAGCGAAGAAGAATTGAAGCGGCGGTACCGAGAAGCCAAGCGTGCTGCAGGACTGAAATAAAAAAGACTATTTATGTCTGAGGACACCGAGGCAGAAAAGCGCACCGAGGACAAAGGCAACAAGGCAGACGGCTACGGTGAAGACCGAAGCAATGGGATGCTCGCTGATGAGTCTAAGAACGGGTGTCCAATGAATCGCTGACATAAGTACTGTTTATAGTTGTTGGGACAAAGATAATAAAAAAACAAGAAACAATGGCAAAAGAAGTCAGTTTTTTAATCAAGATACGTGATGACGGCGGTGCAAAGCGCGTGACGGCCAATGCTGAAGAGGTGGGTCGTGTGATACGCAGCGTGCAGGACGAAGCGGAACGGTTGAAGCGTGACGTGCTTACATGGTCGGAGGCAGCGCAGGCCGTCGGCGTACTGCAGAATTCGATAAATGAACTGCGCGGCGTATTGCAGGATCTGACAGAGGCCTATCAGGTGCAGCTGGTGGCCGAGACACAGCTGGATACCATCATGCGTCAGCGCATGAACAGCACGGACGAAGAGATACAGCATGTCAAAGACCTGTGTTCTGCCCAGCAGGAATTAGGCGTCATCGGTGATGAAGTACAGCTCAGCGGTGCCCAGCAGATGGCTACGTTCCTGAAACAGAAAGAGAGCCTGGATGTGCTGATACCGGCCATGAACAACCTCATTGCCCAGCAGAACGGCCTCAATGCCACCAATCAGGATGCCGTGGGCATCGGTAACATGATGGGTAAGGCCATGCAGGGGCAGACGGCTGTGCTGCAGCGTGTGGGTATCACCTTCGATGAAGCGCAGGAACGTGTGCTCAAGTATGGTACGGAGAGCGAACGTGCTGCAATGCTGGCGGAGGTGATTACGGCCAATGTGGGCAACATGAATGCAGAATTGGCCAAGACCGATGCCGGCAAGCAGAAGCAATTAGAGAACACGTTGGGGGATATCAAGGAAAAGCTTGGGAGCATGGTGCAGGGCGCGATGCCCTTTGTGACGATAGCCGCACAGACCATGATCTGCGTGGCCGGCTGCGTCAAGCTGATTACCTCCCTGCAGGCATTGAGTGCAGCATTCAGCCTGACGGCTGTCAAGGGACTCGCCTTGGCCGTACATGAAAAGGTCGTGGCAACGGCACAGAACATCATGTCGGCAAGTGGGTACACAGCGGCTGGCGGCACGCTGGCACTGAGCGTTGCCGTGACCGCCCTGTATGCCGCACTCACTTTAGGAATTTCGGTTGTCATCACCGGACTGGTAAGTCTGTTCGGTCTCATGGGTGATGAAGCCGAGGATACGGCTGAGAGCGTAGATCAGCTCAAGGAGAGCGAAGATGCTTTCAGCCGGGCATCGTCGGATGTGCGTGCAGAACTGGATTTAGAGATCAGCCGCCTTGCCTCGCTCATCCACAATCATGAGAATGCAGCCAAGAAAGTATCGGAACTGAACAAGAAGTACGGCGAGAGCTTCGGATATCACCGCACGGCGGCCGAATGGTACGATACGCTGATAGAGAAGAGTAAGGTCTACTGTGCACAGATGGGCTATGAGGCACAGGCAAAAGTGCTGTCCTCACAGATAGCTGCAGCGCAGTTGGAGAAAGAAAGCAAGGAGGCTGAACGCCGTCAGTTGGGACAGCAGTTCTTAGACAAGAACGGCAGAAGCCACTATAACTGGGAAACTTCGGACGGCGGCAGGGACTATTACGACCGATTGGGTGGCGAGATAGACACTCTGAACACGAAGATAGGCGGCTTGCAAACACGTTATGACTCCTGTATCTCACACATGATATCGGCACAGAAGCAGTTGGAGAGTTCACGCAAGTCGACGAAGCTTACAGGTGGAAACATGAACGATGCCACGACCGAGGAACTCAAGCAGGAAATTGAGGAAAAGCAGCAGGAAGTGGGCCGGCTGAAAGGCGATGCTACGGCTGAACGCCAACGCCTGAACAAGGAAATAGGCCGGATGCAGAAGGAGGTGAACCGTCGTGATGCCGTGAACAAACGCGAGCAAGGCGTTTCAACAGGGAAGAAGGCAGAAAAGACAACGGGCACTTCAAAGACAGGAAAGCCTGTGAAAGTCGCTAAAACCCTTGACGACGTGGCCAGGAATGTTTCCTACTACGAGGCGCAGCTGAAGAAGACCGATAAGGCTGACACAGCAAAAATACAGAAGCTCACCCGACTTATTGCGAAATACAAGGAATTAGGCGCGGTCATACAGGCCGAAATCGACCGTGCGAAGCGGCCCAAGGAACTGAACACGTTAGAGAAGATAGATGCAGAGCTGCAATATCAACAGCAGTTGCGCAAGAAAGCCAGCAATGAGAAATTGGCGGGTATCGACAGCGAAATCAAGCGTTTGAACACGCTTCGAACGGCGTTCGAGGACAGTTCGCACGTGGCATTGCGTCTTGACGAGATAAAGACCTATGAGCAGCTGGATAACGAAATTGCCTTTTATACAAAAAAACTCAAGACAGCCACGGACACCGAGCGTGTGGAAATACAGAAGCAGATTAATGCCCTTGGTGACCTGAAGAAAAAGTGGGACGAAACCCTTGCCGGTCTGAAGGCTCCGGAGGACATCAGCCGCCTGAACACGATGGAGAAGCTCGACGAAGCCATCAGCTACTATCAGGCAAAACAAAAGAAGGCCTCGGGAGAAGAGATAAGCAGCATCGGTGCAACTATTGTGGCATTAGAGCAGAAGCGGGAGGCACTGAACCGCATGACACACCTGCCTGAAATGCATGCCGAAACCGCAAAGCTGAACGGCATGGACGCAAAAGAGTTGAAATTGGAACTCAAGGTAATGGGCCTTGACGGTGTAAAGAAGCGCATCAAGGAACTTCAGGACATGCTACGTGACACCAAGAACCCGCTTGATAAGAGTCAGCGCGGGGAGGTAGAGAAACTCGTCGGCTCCTACAAGAAATATGAAAAAGTGCTGCGAAAGAGCGATGCGAGTTTCGAGAACCTGTGGGGCAATACGAAAGGTGTCGCCGGCGGTATCTCATCGATGACCAATGCCCTTGAAGGTGGCCGTAATGCGTGGGAGACACTCGCGGGCGTGGTAGATGGTGCAATACAGATCTTCCAGGGCATTGCAGGCGTAGTAGACCTTATCAAGGCCATGACGGTTACGACACAGATGAGTTCGGCAGCCAGTCAAGTGAAAACTGCTGCAACAACCAGCGAAACCGCAGCGACAGCAACACACACTGCTGCCACGGCTGCTGATACGGCTGCGACAATTACCAACACTGCTGCTAAAAGTGGTGAAGCCATTGCCAGTGCTACGGCCAGCGGTGCAAGCATGCCTTTCCCTTATAACCTCATTGCCATTGCCGCAGGTGTGGCCGCTGTTGTTGCTGCCCTGGCATCCGTCAGCGGTGCGTTCGCAAATGGTGGTATCGTGGGTGGTTCGTCACCCAGTGGCGACAAATTGCTGGCACGCGTGAACTCAGGCGAAATGATACTCAACGGGGCGCAGCAGAGCCGCCTCTTCAACTTCATCAATGGCGTCACTCCGTTTGCCGACGGTGGCATCGTTTATGGACCAACACTCTCGATCATGGGCGAATATGCCGGGGCACGCTCAAACCCCGAAGTGATTGCACCGCTGAATAAACTAAAATCGATTATCGGTGATGGTGGTAATGGTGGCGGGCGATTGGAGGCCAGACTGCGTGGCCGTGACCTCGTACTGGCACTGGCTAACGAGACACGTATCAGCAGACGGAAGACAAACATCAAACTGTAAAAAGGTAAAAATGTACATACACGGACACTTCTATAACGAAAAGAACGAGCGCATAGAGGTACATATCCTAACTCGGGGCGACCGTACGAATGAAGTTGAAATCGGCACCGAAGGCTGCGGCATCAACTGGACGGATGACCCCGTAGAGATTGAAAGCCAAGTGAGCGATACGTTCGACGTGCTGCTTAAATATCAGGCTACTGTACGCCTGCTGGTTAAGAATTTCATTCCCGACCTGTTTTGTGCTTCCTGCCGTGATGCTGTAGTAAATATCTATCGCGAGGGAGAATGCCTCTTAGCAGGCTTTATAGAACCGCAGACCTATTCACAGGCCTACAATGAGGAAGAAGACGAAATCGAACTCAGCTGCATCGACGTGCTGACGGCCCTGCAATATGGCAAGTACAGGAATGTCGGCGTGCAGGGTATCACCTACAGGGAGGTGAAAGAGAACGCGGGACAGCGCAGCTTCCTGGATATCATCCGTGAGCTGCTGTCAGATAATCTTGATATTCAGGGCAGGAAAAGCCTGGCCTGCTACTATGACGGAAGCATCGGGATGAGTAAATCTGAGAGTACATTCGGATTTTTCTCACAGATAAGTATTCATGAACTGTTGTTCCTCTCTGATAATGAAGATAACGTGTGGACGGCAGAAGAGGTGCTGACCGAACTGCTGAAGTATCTTAACCTGCACATCGTACAGCAGGGCTTTTCTTTCTATGTGTTTTCGTGGGAGAATGTAAAGAAGGCAGAAAACATCGTATGGAAAGACCTTTACAGCAACAAGCCTCTGACAACACCACACAGGCTGATAGGGATAACGACTGAAAAGGTCGCAGGCACGGATACCACCATCAGTGTCGGCGAAATCTACAACCAGCTGCTGCTGACCTGCAAGGTGGAGAAACAGGAAAGTCTCATCGAAAGTCCGCTGGAGGAAAGTACGCTCGCGAGTTATTTCGCGGCACGGCAGAAATACATGTCAGAACTGATCAGCTTAGGCGATGGAAAACGGGCTTACAGAGGTTTCAGAGACTTGGTGCTTGAAGGTGATACCGACTATGATGATGGAAGCATCGTAGATTGGTATGTGTGGATAAAGCGGCATCCTGAGTGGAAATTTCTAATGCATGATAATGTAGCCAATGCTGATAAAGACCTTAATAGCTATTTCGGCCAGGATGGTAAGAATCAACATGCAATGTTGCAATGGCTCGGTAATCATCTTGGGGCTGCACTCGTTTCCTATGGCAAGGTGGAGCGGGCTATGGCCAGGAAAGATAACAGCCCCGTGTCAAAAATCAATATGGATAATGTGTTGGTATTGTCAGTAAATGGTAATGAAAAGAACAGTGCTGCAGAGGTGTATCCTGACGAGGCTGCTCTTCGCAGTGCCATTCCTTATGCCACTTATGTGAGTCAGCATTCCGGGGGGATGTTTTCCCCTGTCGATGAGGAGACAACGAACTATATTGTGTTTTCAGGGAAAATGCTCCTGAACCCAATCGTGAAAGTAACAGCCAGATACCACGACCTGCGGACTAAGGAATGGGTGTTCATGCCGCTCGGCGGAACACCACCTGAAGGCAAGGTTGCCGTAAGGGGGAATGTGACAAAGAACAAAAAAGGAGACAGACTCTACTATACACGCAAATTCTGGAAACAGACATATTCAGACCCTAAGCATAATGAAGAGGCCCGCTGGGACGAAAGTGGCGATAGTGGGTGGTATCCATTCACGGACACTGCCCCTGAGCTGTATGAATTCAAGTACAGCAGCGTGGGTGACGGAACTGATAAAATCAGCAAGGTAGGACTCATAGCCTGTATGCTTATCATCGGTGACAAATGCGTCGTTGAGACAGGAAGCGGCTCGCAGATGGAAGATTTCGAGTGGCGCAAGTACAAGGAGCGCTCCCAGTGCAGCAGTGATGATGAATACTATCAGCAGAGTTTCACGATAGGTTTTGACCCGAAAATTGGTGATAAACTGATTGGTCACGAATACAGCCTTCAGAACAACATCAGCTGGAAGCATGGCGTAGACAGTGAAGGTATGGCTATACCTATTCGGAAACGAGACCATGTGAGCGGTGCGGTAAGATTTATCGTCCTTGGTCCGGTAAATGTTCTTTGGAGTGATATCACACGCCGTCATCCTACATTCTTCAGACACACAAAATGGACCGAAGATGCCATTCCACTGTTGGCTCATGTGAGTTCAATACAGATAAAGTCTTTCGAGGTGAAAGTGGTGAGCGACAATGGGAAGACGGAGTTGCTGGGGAATGAACACGACATTGTTTATATGAGTGCAGCGCAGAGTTCATTCTGCAATCGCAAGGACGACCTTGAGTTCAAGGTTACCTCTGCCCTGACGCATGACGAATGCATGCAGATAGGTGTCAAGAATGCCCTTTGTCTCTCTACTCCCGTAGACGCTGTCAGCGGTGACGGCGTACTCACGCTCTACAGCCGAATGACAGACAGCATGGCCAAACCCGAGCAGTTCTATGTGAACAGCTACTATCAGGAATATCATGCGCCACGGGTGATCATGACACAGCACATGACGGATATCCGCGGAGGGTTTGTAGACCCGTTTGCACACTATAGGCATAATTTTCTAAACAAGAACTTCTTTGTGCAGGGCATCAGCAGAAACCTTGCAGAGGGAACGGCAGAACTGACATTAAAGGAAATAGACAGCAATGATTGATATCAAGATGTTTGCCCGAAAGCGGGCTGAGGGAACCGGCAGGGGCGGCAGCACAACGCCTTGGGCACAGAGTGACGACGTACGGCATGCACTGTCGGCAGACAAGGCTACATTTGCAGAACAGGCAGACAAGGCACTGCAGGCAAACGATGCAGCCCGGGCCGCCTATGCCGATAAAGCGCGCGCCTTGGCAGAGGACAGCCCTGCATACGATGAGTTCCTGCGCAAGGATAAGGAAGATACAGCCAAGGAATTGATAAATTTCCTCAAAGGCATCACTATCGGCGATATTAAAATCAGCTATGATGAGAAGAGCGGCGCACTTTTCCTGACACGTGTTTCGGATACAAGAAAGGCTGCGGGTCTGTATGCAACAGGTGGATTGACGGCATTCGGTGCAGGCTCCGTGCAGGGTGGAAGTAGCGAAAGTGGCGGCACAAGCTATGAGCGCCTGGATCGTTGGAGCGACTACACTACCGCAAAGGCGGCAGCCGTCCTCTCGGCGTTCCTCGGTAACGACCTTAATGAGCGATTAAAGAAAGTTGAGGGTGGCGCATTGACCTCGGTAGATTGGTCGATTATCAAGAACAAACCGAATGAGTTCAATCCGTCTGCACATTCGCATTCCTTTGCATCGTTGACACAAAAGCCTACGACTCTGCAGGGGTATGGCATCACTGATGCAGCAAGCATATCACACACGCACGCTTTCTCGCAGTTGCGAGATAAGCCTACAACCGTAGACGGCTATGGTATCGTAGATACATTCAAGACGCACAGAGAAGTCGATTTCGCACCTGATGTGGCAGGCTATTATGCTGTGATGACTACAAAGAGCGGAATTGACGCAACCTGGCGACATGTGATTTCGATGGACTGGTCTAAAAATGACAGTGTGAACTGGATCAGTCAGCTTGCGCTCCCTACTTTTGTAAACTCTGACGTGTACTATCGTAAGAACGAGGCTGTTGGCAAAGCTATCAAGGATGCGAAGTGGATAAAGATTTGGGATGAAAAGAACCTGACGAAACTTTCTCAGCTCACTGATGATGTTGTGACGGGTAAGTACTTATCTCTTGCCGGTGGAACAATGCAGAACACGAGCATGATCCATAATCTGAATTCTGAATTTGTAGGAGGTAAGCATTACTCAAAAATTCTGACTTCGGACGGGAAAGTCACACAGCTAAGTTTAGATGTCAGTACAGAAGGTGGTGCCGGAGGTGGCTACCGGTGCATTTCAAAATCAAAGAAAGTATATCCATGGTCAATCAATAAACTTATTTTTGCAATGATATCACGTCACAAAGGGGTTGGGTTTATAACGCTTCTTTTTCGTGTAAATTCTACTTTATCATCCTATGATGCTGATATACGTGCAACGGGCAGCTTTAATGACATAGTAAATGCTTTGCAGTTTTATTACAATGCAAATACAGGAATATTCTCAATTTGGGCCCCTTTCAATGATTTTGATTATACAAAATTCATCACAGTGTTGGAAGAGAGCCTTATCACCTTGAATGGTGACAACACCTATTATCCGCAATTGCCTTCTGATGTCGGTACGCTGCTTAAATGTGAAGTTAACAGTGCAACAAAACTTGAGCAAACTCGCAAGATTTGGGGACAGAATTTCGACGGTACAGGGAATGTCACAGGGGAGTTAAGCAGCGTGACGAATATCAATAATCTGCTGCATTTCGCTGGGAATAATGTAGGCATTAGTACTAATGCTCCTGTTTACAAACTTGACGTAAATGGAAATGCACGAATTACGGATGAGCTGCTCGTGGATGGTTATCTGTACCTCGCTAACAACAAAGGGTTGAGCTTGCGAGATAAGGAGGGTGGCAATCAGCGGGCATTGTTTATATCCTCTTCCAATACCGTTTATTTCGGTTGCAACGACCGCCCTCTTTATACGCTTTTTGAGGGCGACGAACTGCAATTTAACGTGTACAACAACGGTTGGCAGAATGCACTCGTTATCAGCCGGGACAGAACTGCAATTTTTACAGGAAACGTGCTGGCGCATGGTGGCGTAACAGCTTACACAACGTCAGACAGGCGTTTGAAAGCGAATATCAAGGCCGTGGACAGCATGCGGATAATCCGCTCGCTCGGCGGAACCTGGCAATTTGATTACAAGGGTACGGGTGAGCACAGTGTCGGATTTATTGCGCAAAACGTGAAAGGAAGCGCACTTGGGAGCATGGTTTATACAAATGCTGACGGCTACATGAAGCTGAACTACCTCGACACGCGACTTATTGCACTCGCATTCGGGGCAGCTGTACAAGTTGATAATAAGGTAGAGCGGTTGAAGAAGCGGATAAAAGTGCTTGAAACAGAAATAGAACAATTAAAAGGAAACTGAAAATGAGCATCGTAAATGGCATTATACAGGCCCCTGTCAGCATCGCAGATGTGAAGACTGTTTTGGGCGAAACAAGCAACGATCTTGCTACGTTATGCAGGAGCGATAAGATAAACATGTGGGCGAAGTTTAAGCCCGTGGAACTGAACAAGCCTTTCACCTCCGACGAGTTTGATTTTGAAAATAGAAAATGGCGTGACAATGCAACGTGGTTCAAGGGTGCAGACTTTGAGGGTGTCGGGATATGCGGTATAAAAATCGCACATAGCAGCACTTTACAAAACCTGACAGAATTGTACGATAAAGGTTTGGGCAACTGGTCGCGTGTGAAAGTAGGTTCTACCTTTGCATGCCCTTACCGGCTGTCTGATTTCATAGGCTACAAGCATGCTGCGACTGAGCCTTTCAAAAGGCCTTTTGTCACAAGTAAGACAAATGAAAATGGCAGCGTATTCGCAACGATGATGATAAAAAGTCTCGGTACGGAAAACGAAC